GCAGGATATTCCGAAGGACAAGCATATAAGACTGCAAGTCTTTTGTTGAATGGTCGTGACTTCCCGTTGGTAACTGAACATCTTAAAGAACTCCGAGAGATTAGAGAAAAGAAATATGGTGTTAGTCTTATGGGTCAACTCAAACGTCTACATGATTTAAGTCGAGGAGCAGAGGCAGAAGGTCAATTCTCATCTGCGATTAATGCCGAGAAGATACGCTCTGCACTTGGAGGCTTAACTATAGATCGAAGAGAAACAACTCATCAGTTAGATCAATTATCTCGTGAAGAAATAGTAGCCAGACTCTCTGAAATAAGAAAACAACATCCATCTGCTTTTATTGAAGGTGATTTTAAGGTGGTCGGAGAGGATAAGGGGAGGACAAAACTCTCCGACCAAACATAAGCAATTCCTGATATTGCTCCGTGCAATTTCTGTTTAGCATTATTAAACCTGGGAAGTCAAGTAACTTCAATATTATTCCTCTCTGCATGATCTTCCAATTGTTCAATAACATTATCAATACAATCTTTAATTGTAAAAATAGATCCGTTAGAATCTTTAGGAGATTGATCAAAAGTTGTAAACTTAGCCATTCTCCTTATGTCATACATATCGCACAACATATCTTCTATGTTCATTTCATTAAACGCCATTTTCATTCTCCCAATCTTTACCATATAAATCATTATATAAAACTAATCCAAAATCATAACCTTGCTTATAGTAAGCAGAGAATAATTTATCCTCATCTCTGCTCCCATTAACTAAAGCATCAGTTACTCCATCTTTGAAGAAGTTTAAATAACCTCTTCTTTTTATGTCTATTGGTTTGTCCATTTCAACTCCACCTCTTCTTCCTCCTCGATTGTATCTTCTAACTGAACCTCAGATATTAGTTCTGCATCATCCATAGATGCTAATCTTTTTATAATGGATAATCTAATAGCATCTGCCGTTATAGATTTTTCCCAATCTTCAGTCTCGTGATATACACTAAAACCTAAAAAGCCACGACTATTATATATCATTTTTCATATCCTCCTTTAAAGCTAAACCTATTTGCATTGCTATTTGAGGAACTATTGCATTCCCCAACATCCTCAATCTTTGGGGTCTGTTTTTTTGTTCGACTGTGACTCTTGGGACTCCTCGAGGTTCGTCCATCCAATAGGATAACCCATTAGCCACTCCGTCCAATTCGCATTGAGTCTGCCGTCTCCCTCCTCTTGGAAAATCTTGTGAGCCAAGTCCACTTGTCTGCCGTCCCTCAATCTCTTCTTGTAGTATTCGTGATTGCCGTTGTAACTGTGTTTCACTAAACCTGCATTCGGTGTCGGATATTTCCACTCCTTCATTCGAGGTGGTCTCAGAGTTACTCCGTTCATCATTGCTTGAGCTTCTTGTTCCGTCATCTCTCCTCTCTCCACTTTCTTTCTGAAGATCAATGTCATTCCCTCCGAGGCATGACCGAATCCCTTCGTTGTTGGAGTTGGATAATTCGTTTCGTAAAGAGCCATTGTTTTCTTGTCCACTTGCTCCCTTAGATTGCTCGGTCTCTTCCGACCTTTTCTGTGACCCTCTTGCAACTTCTTCGTCCCCTCTTCCGATCTCGGAGGTAGAGCATCCATTGTATTCGGTGTCGCCCACATTTTTACAGATGATCCAGAGTCTGTCTCTTTTGTGTCTCGCTCCGACACTTGAAGCCGAAACAACAAATTGCCTCGTATGGTAGTTGATCCTTTCCATTTCAAAGAGTACCTCGTCAAGTCCCATTGAGACATGCCCATAAACATTTTCGAAAACACAATAAGTGGGTCTTGTTTGTTCAACAATTCTATGGATGTACGGAAAGATGTGGCGAGGGTCTTCTTCTCCTCTGCGATTTCCCGAGACCGAGAAGGGTTGGCATGGGTATCCACTTGTGAGTACCCACTTTTCTCCTTTGTTGATTTTGCTTGAAATAAATCTTCTTGGGTCATTTGCGATCTCCTTAACATCATTATAAATTGGAATATCATTCCAATTCTTTTTTAAAACTTTTCTACACCATTCATCAAAGTCGCAGAACATTATAGGCTCTGCAAACTTTGCCCATTCGAAACCGAGAGAGAAACCTCCGATTCCACTACATAAAGAAACTTCTTTAATCATTTATTTCTCCCATATCTTTTTTTAAATCTGCTTCGCAATCTTGACATGCATAATATGGTAATTGTATTGAATCCACTAATTCTGTTTTATCAAAAATATTACCACAACCATCACATATCCATTCTTCAATGAAGTTAATCATTCACTTCCTCCTAAAAAGCCATTTACTTCAAGAGAAAAACGAGACTTGTCTTCAACCTCTTTGATTTCTTTTTTAGTTAAAAGATTAAAACTATAATCATACTCTTCCCACTCTTTAGAAAACCAATCTAAAAAATATAAAACATTATCTATATATTTAAATGTACCAATGTTTTCATCTCCTCTTGATACAACTATAGAATTCGTTGTTGTTATTTTTTTATCAAATGGAATTTCTTTATAGTAAAGGTGTAAACTTTTTACACCTTCTACTGCTTGTTCAAGTGTTATCTTTTCACTTTGCATTTGACCAACAAGGTCTTCTAAACATTCAAGCAATTCATTATATTCTTTCATTAATGAATCTCCTTTGAATTAATATCTTTTAAAAATGGAAACTGCTCTTCTAATACTTTGCGAACTTTCTGTTCTACCAAGTCTTTAAACCAATCACTCTCGGTAATAACATCTATTTCGTTTATAGCCTCTTCCATTATTCTAGACCTTTGCTCTTTATTCAGAACTGACATTATCTTCCCTCCTATCAATATAAACCCTTAGATGAGTTGATGCATATATAGGTTGACCAAACTCAAATAATCTCCAATTGGCATCTTTCTTTAAATGTTGTCCTTTAACAGTAATATAATAACCATCTTTATTTAAAAACTTTTTCAAGCATTTAATAAAAAGGCGACCATACGGATTGTTAGGAACTTCTGTAAAATGATAACGAGGAACAGAGACGACACCTTGTCGTCTCCATTTCTCAATTGCTTTGGCTTTTATTTTTCTAGCCATGTCTTTTATCCTCCAAGTTAAACTGATGTTTAAGTTTCCAAAAAGCATCATTTAATTTATGAATATCTGATAAATACATATCATTACATTCTGCAATCATATCCAAAGCACTACTTAAAGTTTCGTGTGTAAAATTGATTGCATCTATTTGTTCTTTAGTAAGAGATTTCATTGCTTTCTTTCTCAAAAGTTCTTGTCTATCTCTTTCTATTTCCCATTTTTCTTTTTTAACCAAGTCTCAATGCCTCCGAATAAACTTTTTCTCTTGTCCAAGTAGGATTTCTTTCTTCTAAGTCTTTGATGTTTTTATTAATCCTACTCTCAACATCTGCATTAGTTTCCATGCCAAGCTTATCTGCGATTTTATCGAGAGTTTCTTGACCACTACTACTAAGACGATCAAAGTCCCAATACATTTGATCAACCCATTTTCTAAGATCATTAAGATCACTTAACCTTAATTTATCCATTTGCTTGAGCCTCCCTTTGACCTTTAAGAAAAGTATCAACATCTTGTTTACCAAACAACTTTTTTGCTTGGTCATCAGATATAATATACTCGCCACTCTTTTGATTATCTGTAATAATCCAAGGCAATTTCCTGGATTTAATCTTATAACCAACAAGAGTGTATCGTGGGTGTTTTCTCTCCAAGTCTATATCAAAGTATTTTGCATAATGCTCTAAGTCTTCCTTCTGTTTTTTCTTAGCAATGTCTTCAACAGAATTACCTTTGAAAGTAACAATCAATTGAAACTTTGCTTGGTCTTCATCGAAAGAACAATTACCAAGAGTATATTCAAAAGGAATTTTATCTCCGAAACATTCTGCTTTTAATATGTCTTGTAGGCTCGTTCTTAGATTTCTAAGAATTGGTTTTGAAAATTTATCTGTCATTATGTCCTCCATTGTCAGATAGTTTTTGTTGATAGTCTTTACTAGGTTTCCCCCAATAAAGTCTATATCCCTCTTCGGAATGCTTTTCGGCACAATCTTCGCACCTAAAATAATCTGCATGAGTAAAGTCTATTTCACTTTCATCAAACATTTCTGCACACCCATCGCAAGTTACAGATTTTGATAACTTGTTCCTATGGATATGATGATATAAATTACTTGCCATTATTTATCCTCCCAATCATTTTTATGATTATGTAAAGCATTAACACCAAGATTAAATACTAATGTATTGTGAAAATCTGTAAGACGTTTTTCAACATCTTCTACATTAGGTTCTGTAATTATATCTTTTAATTCATTGATTATATAAAAAAGACAAACTTTATTATCCAACTGTATATCATCAGTTATTGGAGGCATTTTTAAATCATGAAATTCTGCATCTACAACTTCTAAATCGTGTACTAAATTCTGCACCTCTGATTTTTTAAGTCTCTTATGTGGATAATTATTATATTCATCAGTCAATGCACTAATAACATTAAATAGTTTTTCTTCTGCTCTTACCATGACTGCAACCTTTCTAAATTTAATTCTTGTTGAAACTCGTGTAATAATTCTTCTGCATAATCAACAAACATCTGCGAACCAAAATGTTTGCGAACCTCTTTTATTACTTGGTCATTAGTTAAATCTTGTAGTTTTTCTCCAACAAATAATTCAACCTCTAACAATTTATCTTTTAATCTACTCATTTAAATCTCCCTCCAACATTGTAGTCTCTACATAAAGTTAATATTTCCTTAAACGTCATAGCATCGTATAACTTGATGCTATGCTCTTCTTCGAAATACTCCGAGAAACTTCTCTTATCACTTGATAAAAGTAAATTCCAAAGTAAT